TAAAGTACCTGCTTTATAATCACTAGGTATTAGTGAAAGTATAGGATTTAATTCATATTGCTTATTGTATAATGCAATAGCACAAGATGTACCTTCTATAGTACCCCCATCTGCTGTAGCTCTAGTATTATAATCATCAACATCAGACGCAGACTTCATTAACCTTTGTTGTTGACTAGCTAATATACTATACATTTGTACCTCCTATAATATTAACTACGTTAGCACTTTTAAATACTAATTGAACTATATAATATTGATCAAATGTTTTAAGTCCTCCAGTAATAGTAACATCACCATCTATAGGAGCTACTATAACTTGTCCAGCACCAGTTTGTTCTAATATAATAGTATCTCCAGTACTAAATGTATTCTTAGGAACTGTAACTGTAACTGCTGTAGCTTTATCTACATCTATATATTTATTCTGTTCAGCTATAGTAAGTGTAAAATCAGCAGTTATATCTGTACCAAATGTAAATGGAGTATCTAATTGAACTTGTATATTACTAGTAACTCCATCTAAATATCCTAATTCAGCATCTGTAACTAATGCTGCTCCATATGTAGCAGCAGTTATATTTGTAGTTGTAGTACTACCTTTGTCAGTTACTTCTTGTAATGTTGGAGCACTAGCCCCACTCATAGACGATTGTACTAAAGTATCAAAGCTTCCTTGTTTAAAGTCATTACCAGCACCAGCATTAGTTTCAGTTACTAATATATTAACTGTTGAAGAATCTGTTACTACTTTACTATGTTTTATAGCCTGAGCTAGTTGATTTTTATTCATTGTTTCTATTTTAAGTATTAATTATTAATACTACCTTTCGGCAGGTTTTTAAAATATTATTGTTATCTTATGATAAAAGTTCCCAAGTAATAATCACATCACCTGTAAAACCTAATGCTAAATCTCCACTAGCAGCCCAACCATCAGCAATGTTTAAATGTACTGTATGATCAGCAGCAGCATCTATAATACAAGTAGCTAAAGGTGTAGGTGCTCCAACTCTTTCAGCAGTACCATCACAATCAGTAAACGCTTGTCCTGTTAATAAGTTCTCCATTTCACTACCCGCATCTAGTGTAGCAATAGCACCTGCTCCTAAAGTAGTACCTATTCCAACATCTGGAGTATCTAATGTAACATTACCTTCTGTTTGTTGTAACGCTAATCCATTTAAGAATACACTATTTACTCTAACTACACCTGCAGGAAATGTATATATTAATCTACCTAATGCTAGATCAGTACCACCAACAATAGCACCAAAAGCACCTGCTAGTGTAATAGTAGTTCTATGTAATATACCATTACCAGCTTCAACTACTGTTCCATATGTAGCATCAACTGCTCCATTACCAGTAATATTAGTAGCAACAGCCTCAGCGTGTAATACATCAAATTCACCTGTAACAAGTGTTTGTCCAGCAGGTACATCTTCATTAATACCAAGTAGTTTAAATTTACTAGAATCAGTTAATGTACTAGCACCTAATATCAATTGTATTAATTCTTTTTTATCGTTGTTTGTCATTGTTTTATTATTTAAGTATTATATTAAACGGCTTTAGTCTTTGCAACATAAAACCAATCTGTTCCATCTGTGTTTATATTATACATTATTGCATTTGCACTGTCATATACATTAACTTCATATCCTGAACCTAATGTTGCACATACTCCTATTAATGATATTAATTCAGCAGCAGTAGGTGGATTAGTTAATGCTCCAGATAGTAGGGTTGTTTTAATAGCTTTAGCATTAGCTACTCCAACTATATGTAAGTCTTTCCATTTTTTAGATGAAGTGCCTAAGTCATAAATATTAGTAGTATGAGGTCTAATGTGCCCTCCATAAAAAATATGTTCAGAACCTTGATAATTTATATTTTTATATGTTGAAGTAGCTCTATCTATTGCTGTAATATAAGCAACTGAATCAAATCTAATATCTAAGGAAGTTCCAGTTATAGGGATTGGAGACAGCATATCCATAACTCTGAATAATTTACCTGTACTAAGTCCATTAGAACCTAAGTCTACATCACCTGTTGCGCCACTATACGGTACATAAGTACTATATGTAAGAAATGTTAATAGTTCACTAATACTAGCTACTCTATCATATTGATTAGCTGCAGCATCTTCTTTAAACACTATAAGATAATCATCTGTACTAAGACTATCTGTATTTGTATTATCTTTATTAGCAGTAATATATTCTCTAAAGCCTTTAAGCCACTGTGTCCACAAACTCATAGTTATATCTTATTGTACTATTTCTTTATTTTCTTTATCTATTGCAGGATAATTAGGATTACTAGTAGTAGCAGCTATTCTTTCAGCAGTTAGCTTAACTAGTCTACCATGTAATGATGTAGGTAAATCACTATTTGTATTACTATTCCAATCAACAGTAATAGGTTTAATTATATAATCAATATATAATCTTTCTATTGAAAACTTATTATCATGATATACTCTAAGTCTATCATTAGCATATACACTAATTGGACTAGTTTTCATACTACCAAATGAGTTAGCTAATACTAACTTAACATCTTGCATTTTAATTAGTCTATTTCCTACATTATTTATTAGATATAGTATTGTACCACCTTGCCACATAGGAGCAGAAGCAGAACTACAAGTAAATATATATCCAACATCTGGGGTAGCAACACCACCTATACCACTTAAATTTGTAGTACCAGCAATACTTACTATATATCTTTCTCCAATTGTTAAGCTACCTGATGTTATAGGATTACCTTTAGTAACATCACTTGTTGCATCAATTGGTAAATAAAATCCTTGATTATAAACTGGCATTAGAGTAGTACCTACCCAAGTAGGAGCATCTGTTAGATTTTGTATTACAGTACTTACTCCACCTCCACCAGCACCACTAGCAGTAGCTATAAACTCAGTTCCTGGTAAATCATTAGGAGCACCATAAGTAGCAGCTAATGTAGCACCATGAGCATTTATTATTCTATATTTCTCACCACTAACTATTGGAATTGTAGCACCTGTACCTGTAGTAATATCACATTCAAATGTTTCATTAACTATAGGAGTTACTTTATATCCAAAAGCACTAAGGTCAGTTGTTCCTGCAATAACTACTTTATATTTTATTCCATGATATAATACACCACTAGTAATTAAACCTGTAGTTATATCACTAGGTAAAATACCATAAGCATATCCTTGTCCAGAGGCTTCAGTAATACCTAATTGTAAATTTCTTATATATACTTGTAATACTTCAAAGTATCTTCTAATATCAGCATATGTTAATAAGTTAAATACCGTATTCTTTTCATCAAGCAATACAGCTTTAACTAATTCTTCGGTTGTATCATTCAACCAATAATCTTTTTCTTCATGTTGAAGTTTACCAAATACATTACTATTGAGAGCTTGCAAGTTAAGGTCAATACCAATGTGCATTGTATTTATATCCATAGTAATATATTATTTAAGGAGTACTCCTATTACAGAAGCACTCCTTATTATTAACTAAAATTAATCATCAATAGCTACAGCAGTAAGAATAGCATCTAGTATACCTATTAAAGTAGATTCACCAGATGGAACTGCTATAATAATAACTTGGTTATAAGGTTTCTCACTATTAACCACATCATTCTCAACAGCATTAAATCTCAAAAAATATTGAGTATATGTAGCAGTTGCAACAGTTTCATTTGCTTGACTCCACATATATTCACTTAGAAGTTGTGTTCTAGTATTACCTTGACGAGTACTTGAGTCTTTCTCTAACTGAAGTATTTGAGCAGCAGTACCTGAACCTGGAAGATTAGCAACAGGAGTAGTTGTAATAGAAGCAGAGTATGTATCATTAATAACTTTATACTCAAGTCTATCTGCATTCTGTAATACTCCTCCAACAATACCTATGTTAAAATCACTACCGGCAGTATCAGAAGTAAACTTAATACCATCATTGTTTGTACCATCAGTTTGTGCCACAGCAGTAACTATAGCACTAGTATCAGCATTGATAAGTGCTACAAGTTTTGTTATGATATTAGCAGCAGTAGCACCAGTTAATAGATCACCAGTTGTTACACTAAATGAATACTCTTTCAACCTATTAGTATTCTCAGCAGGTTTAGAAGTATCAATTATATTAACTCCTACTATATCACCTACACTAATAGATGATGGAAGATTAAGACTACCATAAGTACTAGTACTTCCAGTAACTTCATTACCAAGAACTTTTACAGCAGCTACAGGAGCAGCATAAGCAGTTTTGGTATAAGTAAAGTTTCTACGATTGATTTGAATAGACTGTTTATTAACAGACCCATATCTCATCATATTAATTGTTAACGGAGTTGTACCTATATTAGATGCATTACTAGCAACTAGTGTACCATCTTCTATAAAGAAGCCTAGTCCACCAACTGTGATAGTATCAGCAGCCCATAATCCTGCAGCAGTAGTATAAGCAACACTCGCTTTTGTAATAAATAAATCTTTCATTATATTATTATTAAGTTATAATTCGTTTTAATTTGTAGGTATAGCTTTATACCTTTGTCTATATTCAGAGACAAGTGCTTTATTACTCACATTAGAGAAGTATGATATAGCTTCTTCCATTGTATTACCAATAGTTTTAGAAGGGTCTGTACCATCAACTATTATTTGACTACCAGGAAATCTATTAAGTATATTAAATACAATAAGCTTTTCTATTTCTCCTTTAAGTTTAACTTGTGGGTCATTAGCAATTGTCATAAATAATTCTGTTTGTAATTTACTCTCTTCATCTAACATTAAAAGTTTATCTACATCATTCTTTGGAATAGTAGAACCTTTACCTAGTGCATAGAGTACGTTTTCAGCTTTCTCAATATCTTTAACTAATTCAAGATATTTTTCATACCTACTAGTATTAGCTTTTTGGATACGTTCTTTTTCTTTATTTCCTTCTACTTCACTATATAGATATAAACGAATATTAGCACTTTTATTAATTAATGCAAACTCATTCGCTACGTCTTTATAATTCAAGCAATAACGATATAAGATAAAGTCAAAAGCTTCTATTGGTCTACCTACTTTATGGCGTTCACCCTCAATCATAGATATAGAATCCCACTTAGCTTTATATGCAGCAGTTTGTGCAGCTTCTCTATCTCTATTTGAACCATACTTATCTAAAGATTTTATAGATTTATTAAATGTATCATGTACTTTAAGTAATCTATTTTCTATATAATCAACAAGATCTTGGTCAGTAGTAAGTTTATCATCTTTATTTTCAATATGACTATTGATAGAATTAACAAACTCTTTTCTACTAGGATCATCTATATCGTATATAAACCCTAAGTTTAATACTTTACCATCCATAGGAACTTCTTCTCTAAATCCATGCCAATAACTCTTTAATGTCTTATCCCAATCTTGAGACTTAGAACTTAAACCAAGTACTTGTTCCATAATAGCTTTTTGTTCTCCAGCATTACTTATTATAGTATTAACTGCTGAATTGGAACTACCTATTGTTCTAAATTCTTCTATTAAATGTTTTCTATTAGCATGAGCATAAGACGAGTTAATGTTACGCCAAAGTATAGATATTTTATTATTAGTTGTAATCATGATTATTATTTATTAAGTTATATATCTTTTATATATTAAATCATTTGTGTTAAAATACATGGAGATAAATTAATATCTCCATGTAAATACTTTGTTTTATTAGTTAAGAAATTCTAAGTAATAAGATGTAGTATAGTTACATATATTAACACCTTGTGTACCAATAACCTCATAACTAGCTTCATCTTTCTTAGTTGCTAATGAGATAAGTTTCTCAGGAATAGCTCCCCAAACTCCAGGAAGTTCTGCCATACCTCTATAGATACCTACAGTCATTTTCCTACCTTTTTCAGTAACAACTTGAATATTACGTTCACCATTATCATTCATACTCATATCAAGTAATATAATATTGTATGATTCATATGGTAAACCTTTATACATTCTACCGTTAGCTCTATCCATCTCTGCATAAGAACCTTGATCAAATAGTTTAGCACGTTTAAATGTAACTATGTGACCATCAATAGTTTTATATTGATTAAAGTATTTACCATAAGATAGATAACCATCTTTACCACTCATGATCTCTTCACCAGAAAGTTTGTAGTAATAGTTATTAGCTTGAGCATCTACTTTAATAGCCTCATTAATTTGTCTCATTCCACCTGCACCTGTATATAATACAAGTTCCATTGGTTTATCATCTACTCTATTAGTAAATAATTGAGTAAGAATACTATCTAGTTTACTTAAAGTAAGTGTACCATAAGTATCATATTGACCAGTAGTTTTAAGTATCTCTTTTATACCAGCTCCTTTAGATACAGGCTCACCAGTCTCATCATCAATAAGACTAATTACACCTTGTGCTGTTCTATTATAAGTACTATTCCATAGATCTTCCTCAATCATTTTTCTACGGTCAATCTCAAACTGACGCATATCCCAAGGCATCCATAGGTTAGTCTTCTTACCGTTATCAAGATCAAACTCAATATTAACAGCTTTATTACTAACGTTACCTGCAATAGGCTTACTAAATCTATATGCTGAATATTGATTAGTCCATTTACCAGGAGTCATACTATTAGCAGTAGTTCCACCTGATTTAGATTGTGGAATAGAGGATATTCCCATAACCCATGACTGACTATTCAAGAAGTTATCTAGACTAATATATGCAGTAGGATCACCAGTAATCAACTTAAATTTACCTCTATATTTACCATTAGCTAAAGGTACAAGAGCTGACTGTAGCCTAGCTGTACTTTGTTTATCAGGAGAAGTAACACTAAAGTATTTATTAAGTGTGTTATCTTCAAAATCAATTTCAAACATACTAAACCCAACTCCAGGTTTAACATTAGAAGCATTTGCTAGTCCTACTACCTTAGTAGTATGTTTCATTCTACCTACAACATTCCATGTATATTGGGTGTCGTTCATCTCTTTAGGTGCTACAGAAGTAAGTCCATTCTGACCTTCTGTTAAAGATAACAATGGGAAAAGTTCACTGTCATTACCATATAAATAAGTTAAACTTCTACTTAATGTAGGAGTATCAATTAACTGGTTTTTATATAGAAGATTCTCATCAGTGTAATCTTCATTATTGTATCTTGTTGGATATAATTCTCTCATCTTAATACATTTTTAATAATTTAATTTAACAATAGTTTATCTTGTACCAGGAACAACTATCTTAGCTTTACTGGATGAACCAGTTCCACTACCACTCGCATCTGATACTTTCTTTTTAATCTTTAATCTTTTAATTCCTTCAACTTTATCTTTATTCACTTGTTCTTTAATAAACTGTGATGTATCATAATTGACAAATCTCTTAAAAGCATCTAATACATCATTACCAGTTGTTCTTTTACTTTCTTCTAAATATAATTTATAATTATCTCTAGTAGTCATTTGTCTTTGACCATCAATTGTTACAACTATAGGTTCTCTTAAATAAGCAAAGAAGTCGTCTTTAGTATATAATTTAGGTTTACCATCTTCAACAACTCTAATCTTATCAGGTATAGTAAATGTTTCTTCATCTACTTTAATTTTACCTTTAGTTATAATATCATAAACACTATTCTCAACATTCAATACTTGTTTATTTCCTTTATCATCTACAGAAATACCCCAATATTTATTATTGTTAGCAATAGCATCTAGTTCTGCTTGTTTATTATCGTTTGCTAATTTAGTACTAGCGGCAGTTTGAATATCTTGTAAATACTTAAGTTCATCACCAGCTTCACTATTCAGTTTATCATTACTAGTATCACCAGACATTATATACTCAACATACGAATCTATCTTAGCTTTAGTTTCACCACGCTTACTTCTAGCATCATATATAATTGATTTAAGTTGTTCAGTATTATCTTTTTCAAGTTTAACTTTACCATAATCAATTACATTACCAAAACCTTCTAGTGTATTGTTTACAGCTAAGTAATTAATAACATCAGTTAATACTGGATATTTACCAAATAAACTTTGCTCATATTCACTTACTGCATCTTGTGCACCACGACTGTATGTATCTAATGTATATTGTTGATAGCCTTCTTCTGTATTATCATACTTAATAGGATTACCATCTTTATCATAGTTAACTATCTTTGTAGCTTCTATTACTTTTTCAATATCAATAATAGAATCACTAGATTGATCTTCTTCTAGTTCATCTAATTGTTGTTTAGTATATTTAATACTACCATCTGTATCTACAGCATTTCCATTATCATCAATGGTATAACTTACTATTACACCATCTTCATCAATTTCAATCTTACCTGTAGTATCAGTATCATCATCACTATCATTAGTACTAGCTGTTAACTCATTCTTTGTTTTAAACACTGTACCATCATCGTTTAAAGCATCTCCATTATCATTAGTAATATATTCTTTATCACCAATAGTTACCTTCTCGGCATTAGCATCTGCATTTAAATCTGGCTTATCTTCAGGATTTCCTAATGGTGCAAGAGATAAATCCTCTTGATTATCATTATCAACTCCTGGTATTACAATCTTAGCTTCACTCATAACTTATAATTTTATATTAGTACTTATTTATTTATAGTTACATTATTATTAGTATCCATAGCTGCTAGAGCTGTCTCTCTATCAGTAATCATTTGTTCTTTTAACTCTATTCTATCTAGTTCGTTTTGTCTGTCTGCTTGTTTGTCTTCTAGTATCTCAGTATGTATTTGTTTTTGTTGTTCTAGTTGCTGTTGTTCCATTTGCTGTTTAAACTCTTTCTCAGCTTTAATGAGCTTCTTAATACCTTTACGTATTTGAGCAACATTATCGCTATCTATAGCTTCAGCAGCAATATCAAACTCACCATTCTGAGCAGCACTAAAAGCAAGATCTTTATATTCACTAAGTTTATTATAGTCTACAACTGAATTAGACATAAATAAACCATAATTATTAGCAGTAAGTTCACCATCATCTATATTAAAGTATTTAATATCTCTTTCTGCTTTATCAAATAAACCTCCTGATTTACCATCAACATAAGTTACTTTACCATACTCTAATAACATAGTGTATAATCTAAGTAGTATAGTATTATAAACAGTAATCATTAATACACTACCTAACTTAGCTCTATATATATTATCTTTATTATTAGTAACTGTTGAACTAGCAGGTGCTTGACCATATCTACCATCATTCATATTAGCCATATCCCAAGCTTCTGCTTTGATTATATCTCTAAAATCAATTAGAGTTTTAATATAACCACTTATAGCATCATTACCAACAATCTTATACCCTTGTGATATAACATTCCAGTCTACTTCAGAATCATCATATATAATAGTATTATCAGCCATCTTATAAAACATATTAGCTTTAGTACTACCTGTACCATCTGCTAACATACTCTTAGGTATGATCTCAATGGCTCCTTTAAACTTAGCCATTTGTCTTTCTATCTGAAGTGTAATTATTCTATGTAAGGCAAGATTGGGTATAATTCTTTTTGGGATAGGGTTAATAAATACACCATTAAGTAATCCTTTTTTACCAACAACAGGAATCTTATTATGACCTAGTGCATCATATACTTGAACTAATACTGGTTGAGGTTTAAGATAAATACCACTATAACGTTGTCCAAGTTGTACTTGTTCCCATGTTTCAGTTATCCACTCTGTTTCTAGTTTAATATGTCCTTGTTCTTCATCAAATACAAAGTCTTTTTCATTCTCAACAACCTCTGTTACAATTTCACCAAATTGATTAGCTTTATATAATATCTTACGTTGTACTTGTGTTTTAAAATATATAATATATTCATCTACTTGTCTACTATTACTAAATATAGCATTAACATCATTAAAACTAGTAGACATACCTGTACTATCTTTTGGAAAGTCTATGTTACCATATATATTAGTATATAAAGATACAGGAACACTATATGAGCTACCAGTAGTTTCAAATAAAGTATCTAAGTACTTTCTATCTTTCTCACTAAGTCTATCTCCATAATATTCATTTATCCTATCTATAGATAACTTTCTAATTATAACAAAAGCTTCTTGATCATCTGTATATTCATAACCATTACCAACTGGGAAACCTTCTAGTGAACTAATCTGTTCAAATAGAGGTTCACCATTAGCTTCAAATATTCTAAAGAAACAATGTTCAGTTGACCACCAATCATTAAATCCAGATAGTCTTTGTTCCTCTATTCTATTATTATCAGCAATCCATTGAACAAGATGTTGAGCATTCATTGCTCTAGTATCAAACCACTTCTCTGTTACATCATCTGCAATAGTTTTAATATCTTCTGGATTAGTTTGAGGTATTCCAGATTGTTCATCTTGACTAATCTTATTAGCTAACTCTTGTTCTAATATAGGTCTAATTTGATTACCTACTTCAAATTTACGAAGAAGTGATATATTAGGGTCATCAACTTTAACCATAAAACTATGTGGAAGTTCTAAGTACTCACCTATATTCTTTTCTCTAATAGGTGTAATAAAGTCAGTATTCCTAATAACTCCAGGAAGTTTCTTATTATCTTCACTAGCAGCAAGTGGTGTTAGAACATAGTTATAAGTATCCTTATCAACTACACCATTAGCAGCATTAATATTATGTAATACTTCATCCTTATCATTAGAGTTTAAAGCGAAGTCTATCCAATAGTGGGCATTGTTCATATACCACTTCCGATTCATCTTCTCAGTAAGACTAACTCTATCTCTAGGTCTATCGTTCATAAAATATTAACTTTTACCATATCCATACATACCTATTTCTTCATGTATTGATACTCTATTAGTTTTACTCTTTAATATATCACTCTTTTGCTTAGTCTGTAAAGCCTTTAATAGAAATGTATATAATCTCATAGAACTTAATCTATCGAAATTACCATTAATATTAAATGATAATAACTCTTTTAGAAATGGGATATCGTATATATAATGGAACGTGTACGTATTATTACCATCTTCATCCTCACTAACTTTCTCATATAATAGATCTTTTAAATACATAAGACCATCTAATGCATTATTACCAGAACCTATACTCATACCATAACCTATACTCATAGCTTCTTTAATCTTACCACTAAGATATACTGTAGGATCTTTATATAGCCACTTTAACTCTCTCCATTTTCTATAGTTACTAATAGACTCACCACGATCAGTCTCTACTAATAGTTTAGCATTATAGGCTTTAGTCATTCTAAGAGCTATTCTATCTGCTTCTTCCATAGATTCTGGTCTACCACTATAAGAAGCTAATATAGTATTACCTCTCATTCTAGTAAGATCATTAGGTAATAATACTACATATATACTATTAAGAGAGTTCTTATTAATAACTAAATCAGACTTTTTATCTTTACCTACTGTATCATATACTACTGCACATATATCTTTAGGAATAAGTCCATTAATCTTAGGTGGAGGATAGTATTCTCTAATACATCCATAGAAATCATCAGCAGCATTAAAAGGTACTTCTTCTATATATGGGTGAGCATGATTAGAATGACCTTCTGCTATTAGTTGCTCATTAGTTTTAAAGACTAATCCTTCTTTAGTTTCAACATACATACCATCTCTATAGTATCTAAGTGAGTTATCAGCTAGTATTCTAGAATAATGATCACTTAATTCAGGACTACTAAATATATTCTCTCCACCTCTTTTAAAAGCTTCTTCTGGAGTATTAGCTCTTTGACCAACATAGATTATATAATCACTAGAACCTAATAGATGTCTTTGTCTTTCTTTATCAGCTCTATCATAATTATATGCTTCTTGTAATAAACTATTACCATCAGCATCCATAAACGGTTCCATGTTTAATACCTGTGGATGAAAGAAACCACAAGTTCTATTCCTACCATTAT